GGCGGTGGGCTGCTGCTGCGGTGCGGAGAGCCGGACGATCCCTATCTGCCCGGGCAGTTGGTGTACCAGAGTCACTACGTGTCCGGTAAGGACTACGGGTCGGCAGGCGAGGCATGCGAGGACGCGGTTAAGACGCAGAGTGGCGAATCAGACGCGAAATACAGGCTAGAGGCTGCGGCGTCAGGCGTGGAGTGGTTGTGCTATAGGGTTTTCCAGTCTCACGAGGCGTTGATGACCAGCGTTTTCCAGACCTACCGTTGCGGCGACAACTATTCCAGCAACGGGAAATGTCCGCTGCCAGATACGCAGCCAGAGGGCCGGCCAATCGACGAGGAAACGGCTATCAATATGCTGTCCGGAAAAATCCCGCCCACGATCCCGCCAGGGATCGATATCCCCGTCACCGCGCCCGTCTGGAACCCCGCTGGCCCCGGGTCCGACCGGACAAAACCCGTCATCGTCCCGGTTGGGGACCCTATCGCTACCGTCGGCCCGCAGCCTGCACCCGGTGTCTCGCCCGTCGCCCCGAAACCGGGCGCCACGAAACCCCCCGGCGCTATCGAGTGGCAGCAGCCAGCCGTAGAGATCACGCACAGCCCCACGCCCGACAACCCGCTGCGCGTGGACGTTAAACCGATCAACGTGCCCGTTGAGTCGCCGCGCGACAAACTGAAACCGGAGACGGACGGGAAACCCCAGGCCGTGCCGAAACCAGGCGCGAAACCCGGCGAGAAACCGGCCGATCCAACGGTAGACCCGTCGATAGATCCGGCGTTGCTGCCGGACAAAAAGAAGGACGGAGAGGACGGCAAATCGTCGGACGATAAAACGTCGGACCTGTGCAAACAGCATCCGGACATCCTGGCCTGCAAGAAATTGGAGGAGTTGGAGCCGGAGGACCTGGAAAACAGGACGGTAGATGTGGCGCTGCGCCCTGCCGACGGGTTCGCGCGTGCCGGCCACTGTCCCGCCGACCGCGTGATGGCCGTGCTGGGCCAGCAGGTCACGTTTACCTGGTCGCCGGTCTGCGACCTGGCACGCGGCGTGCGTCCTGTCGTCGTGGCGTTTGCCGCTCTCGCGGCCGTCGGCATTGTCGTTGGCGCATCCAGGAGGACGTGACGTGGCAGGCAAAGCAGCAGCAGCCGTAGGCCTGGCCGAGTGGCTCGCATCGATCTCGTGGCCGATCGTGTCCCGGGTGCTCGCGGCGCTCGGCGTCGGGACAGTCACCTACGCCGGACTGGATGCGGCCGTGTCCGTTGGCCTGGACGCTGCCAGGTCGTCAATTAACGGGCTCACGCCGGACGTAATGGGCGTGTTGGCCCTGGCCGGCGTTTTCGACGCGATGGGGATCGTTGCCGGCGCGCTGACTACAGCCGTAACCCTGGCGGCGACCAGACAATTTGCGCTGCACACGACAGGCGGGAAACGATGATCACGCTGATAACGGGCGCTCCTGGCGCGGGCAAAACGGCCGCCCTGGTCGATATCCTGGCGGGCACCGATCCGGCGCGGCTGATCTACGCATCCGGCGTGCCGGAGCTGTCGTTACCTGGTCGGACCGTGCACGTCCTGGACGACGTGGCCAGCTGGCCCGACCAGGTGCCGGACGGTGCGTTGGTCGTCATCGATGAGGTGCAGCGCGTGTGGCGTCCCCGCGCTGCTGGGCAGGCAGTCCCGCGTGACATTGCCGAACTGGAGACGCACCGGCATCGAGGGCTGGATTTCCTGATCGTCACCCAGGCGCCCGGCCTGGTACACAGAAACGTGCGCAACCTGGTCGGCCGACACGTTCACCTGCGCGACGTGGGTCTACTCGGGCGGTGGTGGTACGAGTGGCCGGAGACGTGTGACAACGTGCTGTCTGGTTGGCGCACCGCCCCCATAAAACGCCGCTACCGGCTCCCGCGCCGGGTATTCGGCCTGTACCGCTCGGCGTCGATGCACACGCGGCCGAGTCGGTCGGTGCCCGTCTCAGCAATCGTCGTCCTGGTCGCCGGCCTGGCAGCGGTTGGCATCGGAATTGCCGGCTATCGAGCGATCAGCCAGCGGGCAGCACCCGCCCAGGCAGCGCCCCCAGCGGCGGCACAGGCAGCCCCTGCCCAGGTAGCGCCCCCCGCCACCGTGCCGGCCCCTGCCCTGGCGGAGCCGGCGCGTCGGGTCATTGATGATCGGGTGGACTGGATGCCCAGAGTCAGCGACCGGCCCGAGTCGGCCCCGGCCTACGACGAGTTGCGGCGCGTGCAGGCCATGCCCGTCGTCGCCGGCGGCTACTGCTCCAGGCGCGGCTGCCGGTGCTACACGCAGCAGGCCACCGACGCCGGCCTGTCGTCCGACGAGTGCAGGCGTTGGGTCGAGGCGCCGCCGTTTGACCCGTATACGCCAGAGTTCTGGCCGTCGCCGCCCCCTGCCCTCCTGGTTGCACAGCAGCAGCCGCAGCAGCAGGCCCAGCAGCAGGCCCAGCAGCCCGCCAGCGGCCCGCAGCCCGCCAGGGTGCGCACGCGCGGCGAGGTCCTGGCCCCAGACCGTCGGACAGTGGACGTTGCGCCCCCGTCTCCTGGTCGGTGAGGCACCGGGGGATGGGGCGGGGCCCCATGAGAGGCCCTAGCAGGGCGCAGAAGGCCTGTAGGGGTCTGGGTGGGGCCATACACCTGCCATGGCCCTGGAAACGCCGTGGCGGGCCGTCCTCGCGCGTCAGAGAGGCGGCCATCTAGAAAGTCGTTCACACTTTCCACGACATTGATTAGTTTGTTTGTTTGTTTCTTTCTTTGTTTGTGTGGTATAATGAGTCCAACGACACACAGGAGGGCGCAGGATGCGACCAGCAGAGATCAGCCAGGAACAGATTATCGAGGCCGGCAAGGCATTGCAGGCCGAAGGGCGCAACATCACCGGCTTTGCACTGCGTCAGCGCGTGGGGGCCGGCAATCCGGCACGTATGCGGCAGGTCTGGGATGAGTACGTCCAGACGCAGGCCGGGACGGTGGCAGCGCCGGAGGTGGAGCTGCCGGCAGAGGTGGCAGAGGGACTGGCCAGCGCCAGTCAGGCACTGGTGGACCGGCTGTCGGCGCTGGTGGCCAGCCTCAATGAGCAGGCCGTGCGGGCCGCAGATCGGCGCGTGACGGAGGCGGTGCGCTCCGCCGGGGAGCAGCGCGAGCAGGCCGAGCGGGAGCTGGCCGACGCGGCGCAGGCAGTCGAGGAGTTGGAGGCGCGGCTACGACAGGCGCAGGAGCAGGGCGAAGCGCTGCGGCAGCAGCTGGAAGCGCTGCAGGCGGCCCATCAGGCGCAGGCGGTGGAGCTTGGCCAGGCACAGGCGCGAGCGCAGACGCTGCAGGAGTCGCAGACTGCGCTGATGGCAGCCTTGGCGCGCGGAGAGCTGGATCAGCAGCAGCCCCGTCGCAAGGGCGGCAAGGGGGCTGGTGACCAGGGCTGAACTTCACTCCTTGGATTCAAGCCCGAACAGCGCCCGGTCGTCCTCGCGCGTCAGAGTAGACCACACCCCCCCGCCCTCTGACCCATGACCAGGAACACAGCCCCCGCGCCCCCAGTGTTGGGGTGGTCTCCACCAGGCACAGGCTCCCCGACGCGAGACCTGCCCCCTGCCGCGTGCTCCCTCCTTCCCCCCGCGCCTACAGACAGACCGGCCCGCAACCGGCTGCTAAACTGGCCCGGGCTGAGCCCGTCGGGGTCCCGGCCAGGCGGCCCCTCATGCGTCGGAAAAATTGACAGAGGAGAGGGAAACGGGGCGACCGCGCGGAGCGCGGGCGGACCGGTTCCCTGGGCTTGTCTCTTTATAACAAGTGGTCAGGCCGGAGGCCGGAACACGCCTAAAAAACAGTCACTTATGGACGCGGCATTACAAACCGTTACGATTGATCCGGCAGCGTTGAGGGTTGCCAGGATGAAACGTAGTCTGCTCACGACTACCCGGCTCATGGACGATCTACCCTCCCAGGTCCCGGGTCGCCCGGACCGTTGGGCGATGATCACAGCGACCTATGCGCCGTCCGAGGACTGGGAGCCGAGGCACATAAGCGACATGCTGCGGCAGGGGCGCATGTTCGCGCGCGGCCATGAGTTCCTGTTTCGCTATCTCTGGGTTCTTGAGCTGACCATGGCCGGCAGGCCTCACTATCACGTGGCGCTGAAGTTGCCGGCAGGCGTGCGGCTGCCGAAGCCGGACGATGCGGGCTGGTGGCCCTATGGGATGACGCGGATTGAGTACGCCAGGCACCCCGTCGCGTATATGGCCAAGTACCTGTCCAAGCTGGACGGAGTGGACCACTACCCGCGCGGGGCTCGCATCAGCGGGTTCGGCGGGTTGCCGCAGGAGGCCAGGCGTGAGCGGAGACGTTGGGCAGCGCCCAAGTACGTTAGGGAGCTGCTAGGAGAAGAGGCGGACCCGTTCCGCGCCGAGGGTGGCGGGTGGTTGGATCGGGATAGCGGCGAGGTGCTGCCGTCTCGTTATCGGCTGATCACTCGCTCCAGGTCGAGGGTCGAGCTTCTGGACCTGTGGGGCGGCCAGGAGCGCCCGCCTGGTTGGGATGACGGGTCCGTCACTGGATCGGATGCGCCGTTGCCGTGACGGTCGCCAGCGGGTCCACCGCTGACGCCGGTACCTGGATGCTGATGGGGCCGCACCCGTCCAGGTCGGACGGTATTTGCCGCAGGATATCCGCGAACTGGCGCGCCGACAGGGGCACGTCGGGCCGTAGAATTTCGTCCAGGTTAAACAGGTATTGGCTCAGGGAGCACAGCGCGTAGTCGTAAACGTCGCGCTCGTCCATATCCAGGTGTCGCGCTAGTTCAGACGCGAGTTCTCGCGTGTCCCGGTCTGGTGTGTCGCTCATGTCGTCGCTCGTGTGGGCGTTGTTGCCCGTCTGTCGGTGTGCGGTGGCGTTCGCACGCGCCGGCGTCATCATCCGTTGCGTGCGTGCATACGGTGCCAATGATAGGACATAACGGTACATTATGCGTAGTCGTTGATAAGCAACCGCATCGTTTAACATCACGGTATCGCAGACACGAAGCGTCCGATCCATGCGACCCATGCACGGCGCCCGTCGAGCCACCGCTTTCCAACACGCACAGGCTTCCATCATGAAAACCACGTCCCGTCGTCGTCTCCTGCTGGCATTGTCCGCTGCCGTGGCTCTGTCTGCCTGCACCCAGTCGGCCAATCAGTCTTCAACCGGCGGTGCGCCTTCCAAGGTGGTCATCGGGCTGGATGACAACTTCCCGCCGATGGGCTTTCGCAACGAGAAGAACGAGCTGGTGGGCTTCGATATCGACATGGCCCGTGAGGCTGCAAAGCGCATGGGCGTGCAGGTCGAGTTCAAGCCGATCGACTGGAACGCCAAGGAAGCCGAGCTGATCGGCAAGCGGGTCGACGCGCTCTGGAATGGTCTGACGATCACCGAGAAGCGCAAGCAGAACATCGCGTTCACGTCGCCGTACATGCAGAACCACCAGATCATCATCGTCAAGCGCGGTTCGCCCATCGGCAACAAGACCGGCCTGACGGGCAGGATCGTGGGCGCCCAGGACGGCAGCAGCGCCGTCGATGCCATCGAGGCTGATGCCAAGGTTTCCAAGTCCTTGAAACAGCTGAAGAAATACGGCGACAACGTGACGGTGCTGCTGGATCTGGACGCCGGCCGGCTGGATGCCGCCGTGCTGGACGAAGTGGTGGGTCGCTACTATGTGGCGAAGAAACCCTTCGCCTACGTGGTGCTTGAAGAGGACTTCGGCACCGAGGACTATGGCGTGGGCCTTCGCAAGGAAGACACCGCGCTGCAGGAAAAGCTCTCTGCCGCGCTTGAGAGCATGAAGAAGGATGGCAAGGCCGGGCAGATCGCCAAGACCTGGTTCGGCAAGGACATCATCCGCTGACCCTGACGGACGGATGACCGCCCTGCCAGGGCGGTCTCCGTTCCATGAAGCCTGACATCTTTCAGCTTTCTGCTTCCTTCTTCTCTCATCAACCACGAACTCACGGCGACTGCAGCATTGGACTATATCCTGAGCATTCTCGGACCCCTGGGCGAAGGCTCGCTGGTCTCGCTTGAGCTGTTCTGCATCACCTTGCTGCTGTCCATTCCGCTGGGCGTGGCGCTGGCACTGATGCGGCTTTCCCGACACCGCTGGCTGGGCGTCACGGTCAGTGGCTACCTGTG